TTAGCTAATTTTTCGCTTATCTGTTCTTACTCTCTCCCATTCAATTCTGCCTTCTTCACGCCGCTGGTCTATATACTCAGCAAGATCCTGAATGTTGATGCAGCGCTTTGCTTTCTGCGATGTTCCTACACGATAAGTTGGGATAGGTAACTGACAGGCATTTGCTTTCGCTTCTGCTGTGTTAGGGCTCATACCGAAATACTTTTGGCATACAGCTGACAGCTCGATGTTAGGCGTGTTGAACTCAGCCATAAGTAAAAACAAAGTATTCATAGACATTCTCCATACAACCTGGCTGCACCCAGGGAAAATTACAGGTCTCTGCTGGTGGCCGGAATCAACTTCTGCCAGATCGCGGACACGTATTTTGCTTGATGTCGCGCATCGGCCAGTGCGTTATGTGCAACCCCATCGAATGGCATATCTCGCTTTGGATCGAAACCCACAACTCTGCCTAATGTGACGATGGTTCTGACGTCGTGATCGTTCCAAAATTGCCACGGGCAAACCTGGCCGGCGCGCTCATATGCGCCGCGCAATATAACGTTGTCGAAAGTAGCTCCATTGCCCCAAACTTTTAAATATTTAGGGTTATCAGAATGCCGATTAATGAAATGGCTCAGTTCAGATAGGGCAGATGATATCGGCATCGCATCATCAACACAGATTGCTGATAGTGCTTCTGAGCTTTGTCTTAACCACCACAAAATAGTGTCACCATCCGGCACCGCTCCCTGCTCCATAGCGCTTTCAAGGTTAACGGCGGTGTAAAACTCCTGACCCAGTTCACCGCTTTGCGGATCGAAGAACACGGCACCAATGGAGACGATAGGGGCATTCGGTTTTTTGCCCATGGATTCGAGGTCGATCATTAAATTGTTCACGTTATACATTCTCCTGCTGCGGTGCTGCTGCGAAATGCTCGACACCTTTAGCCCAAATAGCCTTGATATTCGTCCAACTGACTGGCACTGTTATCTCAATTCGACCGCTGCCGTCGCATGTTTCGCAATCATCATCACCAAAACACTCTGGGCAGTTTATAAATTTCGTTTCTGAAAACTCACCGGACAGCACTCTTTTTGCGCCGTTCTCAGCGGTTAGTTTCTTCGGGACCAGCACGTAACCATCCTGAGTTACCGGAGAGTTGCCAGCCTGAGCAGTAGGCGTGTTCATGTGGTTATTCCATGAGCCAATTTCGTCAGTCGCTTGGCGGTGAACGTAAAGCGGAATCACAGCATCTCCCATTGGCTGAGACAGGCACTTAAGATGAAGTTCACCCATCTTGGCATAAGCCAGAGTTTCCTCAGCGGCATAAAGCACAGGCTCAGCACCAAACACTGCTATAGCCCCATCAATCACCTTCACAGCATCAGCCATTGCGTATCCGAGATTACCGCCGTCGCTTTGTGCTGCTGCTTTGCTGAGTATTTCGCTTATCTGGTGCAGGCGATCGAGTGATACAGGACCATTCGCCGGGTGGTTGTTAGTTGTCATGGGTTAGTCCTCATCATCGTCTGGCAAGACCAACGCAATATCATCAGGTGCGGAAATCGTCAGCAGTGTGCTGTAGCCACGCTCATGAACACTGTACGAAGCAGGCCATGTTGGCAGCGGCACGTCTTCGGCAATTTGGCTGATACCTACGCTCCACAATCCAGAGTCGAGGTAATAACCGACTACTTGCATTTCACCATCGGCAGATTTCAGGTGATATATGCCCGGTTTGTTATAGCAGCCAATTTCCTCGCGAATTGCACCCTCGCATTCGAAAAGGTCATCGCTGGCACCATAAAATCTCAGTTCTTTCATGCGGCAACTCCTTTCACGGCTAAATAAGTAACCATCGCTTTATCGACCAGTTTGGTATTGTGGTATTTGGAAATAGCCCATGTGATAGCGAACAATATCCAGCGGAAATGACTCGTGTACGTCTTGAAGGTAAGACCGTCGCAGATATCCCATGCGCCAAAACCTTCAGGCCAATCGGCATCATAAACGGCCTGATACGCGTCATATTCATTACTGAAATTAGCGGAGCACAGATCGCTGACAATTTCGCGTATGTCCCTTTTATCTCTGTCTGATATACCATCATCATTACAATCGTCATCGACGTCTGAATCGAGGGTTTCTCTATCTTCGAGGTATTCACTGAAATACTCTTTCAGACTCTCGCAAAATTCATCTTCATCGAAATCTTTCGCCAGCAGTTCCCGCGCCGAACAACCCGCCCCAGCCTCTAACTTCTCAGACCAATAGCCAGTATTGATCTCACTGTCCCATGGACCAAAGAAGCTGAACATGTCGGCAATGCGGGAAAACGTCCACGTTCCCATATCGCCGGTAACAATCAGATAACCAGGCCAGGTAATAATGTCGAAGTAATAACAGGATGTGCCTGGCTGCTTCATGCGCAAGTGGCGATAGAGTCCGTCATCCCGGATTATTTCCATACGGTGAAAGGCTGTATCAACAAGAAAACGATTTGATGTATCAAATTGGCGACGCTTCATTGGGTTGCTCCTTTTCTGGCCCTATTCAATAGCTGGTTGAACATCATGGTTAGGCTGTTACTGCAACCGAACGGCATATCGTTAACACGGTATGTTGGAATGCCCTTGCGAACACCAGACTTCACGATCCGGCCGGTGCCATAGAGTTGCGATAATGCGCCAGCGATCGAAGCTGTCTTTTTGTTTAAACCCTTAGCTATTTCAGCGCTGGTGGCGTTGGGGTGAGCCTGGAGATATTCAAATACGGTCATGGCGTTTTACCTTTACGTTCCTGTTCCAGTTGCACCAGAGACTCTTTTAATGCTGCGAACGTAGCGTCCAGTCTGGTGGCGACTTCGCGCATAAGCGGTGCATGCTTTGGTGGCAGTTCAGCAACGGAGGCAAAAGCCTCCGCAATGAGTTCTTTTACCTTCATGCGGCGCATTGGCGCTGCTCCATCAATTCGTTGAAGCGATTAATGAACATGCCATATGACTGGCCTGGACGAACTGGGTTGATGATGAATAGATCCGTTGGGACAACTCCCTCGAGGCAAGGCCACACGGAACCTTCGTCAATCTCAAAATCGCGGCGTTCGCTGGCAAGCATCACCAGATCGGCATATTTCACGGTTGGGTGTTGCCCCGTCGGTAGGCCAAATTTCTGGCGAATAGCTGCGTCTACGCGAGCTTCGATCACCTGGTAATCAGGTAACAGGCGCTTAAGCGGTGAGGGTATATCCTGCAGGTAGGCTTCGGCGGCATCATGAAGCAGGGCTTCTAATGCAAACTCCTGCGGAACGAGGTGGCTGGTTAAAACGCTATGTTGGCCGACGCTGTAAAACTCAGGAAGATGCCCTGCAAAGCGGCAGATATGAGACAACGCGGTAGCGATATCTTCGATCACGATATCGTCCTGTTGGATATCGAGGTAATTAAAGTGTTTGCCGGATAATGTTTGAATGTAGCTCATGGTTTTCTCCATATTGGCGCGCTGCACCGCGCAGATTTATTGGCCTGAGTCTTTAAAACAGGCCACCTTGGTTTTTAGGTTGAGTGCGTTTAATTTTCGTGACTTCTGTTTTAGAAACCTGTTTATCTGCCCATGCTTTCGCATGCCTCATAACGTCATCAAAAATTGCACCCTTTTTACTGGCTTGTGACATGCGCTTATATAAATCAATCGCTTGCCACGCCCCCCCCCTGTGCTACTGAAGAAGAAAAGCCTTGTTTAATAAGGATTTCCTTGACGTTCTTCTCAATAAATTCGATGTGATTCATCCGCCCCCCGAACCAACCTTCGCCAGATTTGGAGTGCAGCAACCCAACCCATGCTTATGGGGTAATTGCTGCCTGGTGTTTATCGCTTGGCTTCGCCGCCGAGAGAGGTTGTTAATCCGTTAATGAGAGAGATAAGCTCGCCGGTCATGAGAACAAAGTCAGCGTCGAACCGCTGAGCTGCATCCTCACGGCCGATATCGTCGTTTTGTTCTGTCAGCTCATCAGAGAACTTAAGGCGCTTGATGCTGCCGTCATCGCAAAGAATGAACTGAATGCGCTGTTGCCAGTCGATGGACAGCTTTGTAACTACTTTGCCAGCTTTCAGATGCACATGAATTTCGTCACTGACCAGAGCCTGTTTTTTAAAGCGTCCGATACCGCCATCTTCAAGAATGGCTTTCAGTTCAGCTTCATCACCCAGCCCAAAGCCAGCAGGCGCACTACCGGAACGAACCCAGCCGGTCATAGTCAGTTCGATCGGCGTTTCCATAGTCAGCGGTACCACCGGGAGAGAACCGAGAGTTTTACGAAGCAGTGCCAGTGAGTCTTCGGCGCGTTTGGCGCTGGCAGCATCAACCATGATCAGACCATCGGTGACGTTGATCCACAAACTAACAGTCGAGTTTTTGGAGAACGCCCGAGGAAGCAGGGAGTGCAACACTTCATCACGCAGCGAATCTTTCTCAGTTTTTTTGAGGCGACGCCCCTGATCTGATTCCAGACGTGCCACACGCTGGCGTAGTTCTTCAGCAATGACAGAAGATGGCAGTATTTTTTCTTCCCGGCGAATAACCAACAACACCTGATTGTTGGCAGTGTGATGCAAGCGATCTGACCGCTGGCCCAGTGGTGATACCCAACCGGTTTTTGCCATATCCTGGCTACCGCATGGAGTGAAGCGAAACAGTTCAAGCTTTTGTTCCAGCTCTTCCTGGTTGATGGTGAAATCGCGACAAAGGCGATACACCAACAAATTTTTGAAAAACGGATTGTTCATTCTCGGTTCCTCAACGCCTCTGCACCGGCGCTAAAAAGTTAGTTTCTCCATACACAACAGAGAAGGGCATCTGCATTGGTCGGCGGCTTGCAGAGACCGCTTTCTTTTTGCCCGGGTGGATTGGGTTATGAGCCCGTCGCCCGGTGATGCCCTTTTCTGTTGCGTAAAAAGAGCGGTACCGAGGTAGAACATTATCTTCGTCCCCCTTGCATAAGGTTGAAGACCCTGGTACCGCCAAGACTACACACAGCAATAAGGTTGTGGCGCCAGATGCTTATCTTCTGGTTACCTCTAAGGGTTGCACTTCACTACAACGAAGAGAGCACTGCCGGTGTCCGAATCGAACGAACCTTTTCCCTGCCCAACCCTCCCAACTGAATGGGACTGTCTGGAATCGAACCAGCACTTATGCCTTGCTCGTCAATGCTCTCGTCGTTGTACCCTGAAAAAGGCTGGCGGTTACCGGACAAGTGGGAAAACACCGGGCCGCCAGAACAGGGAGTTACTTGTTATTGCTTTGGCCTGCTTTTAACCACATCAGGCGCGGTGGTAGGTATCTTCGGGCGGGGTGCTAAGGGTGTGATTAGCCCTTGCCCTTAACACTCCTGCTGGTTTTGGTATTCCTGGCTTGGGTATCGCCACCAGCTATAGGAATTTGACTACGAGTTGCGGTTAATCAGACCGCGCCTCTGTTACCCCTCCCGAAGACACCTGTCAGCGAATCATCCGGTTATTCATACGTCACCGGCGGCAACATCGTGGGCGTCCTGCCTATTCGCTGTTGATGAATTTAATATACCTATGAGTAATTTTTGTGTAAATACCTTTTGGTATATTTTTATTTACCTTAATGACAACTAATTGCTTTTAATTGAATTTTATTTAAGGAGGTGATGCGTGTTATGCTCAAAAAAACACCAGAGAGGGCTTGGTATGGAACGTGACGAACTGGAAGAAGACCGTGCGGCATTCATAGCTGGCGAGATTGGCGGCGCAGTTGTCGAATTGATAATCGGCGGAGTAGTTATTAACCGTGATGCGATTGTCGATTGTTTGGAAAGAAAACGACGTTCGGTGGGAAATGTGATCCACAAAGGTGTTCTGCGAGACGCCGCTGCGATGGTGAGAAAAGGGCAATAAAAACCCGGCTCAGTGGCCGGGTTATATGTTATTTCATAAAGTGTTAGGTCTGTATCAACTATCCAAAGATAGCAACTACAGTTTATTGTAAGCTATTGATTCATGGAGCAGAGCTTTACCCATGATATACAGTTGATCCTGATTTTCTTCAGTTATATACCAGTCTTTGTACACTGGATTATCGGACAGGACTGCAAGCTGCAAGCCCTGCATTTGTAATCGCTTCACATGGAAGTGTTGTCCGAAAACGAACGCATAAACACCGTCCACCTTGAAATTTCTTATCGAAATATCGAAAAACAACCTGTCACCAGATTGGATGGTTGGGCACATGCTGTCGCCATCTACAGTCATTACTTTAACTTCATCCTGAGAACGATTCCCGAAGAGTGAACGAGCGTGCTCAGTGGTGAACTCAATAGCGTGTAGAACCTCAACAAACTCAGAAATCATGAAAGACCCTGGACCAGCACTCACAGTAAGATCGAGAACTTCTACACGATAGGTGTCGATATTGCGGGTGGGTACATCAATATCCATATTTGAGGTTGGGCCTAGACCATCCAACCATCCTCTGCTGATTTTCAGCGCATCCTCGATCTGACGAGCCGCCTGTTCACCAATATTCCGCTTATTAGGTTTACCAACAGGGTAAAGCATCCGAGAGACAACAGTCGGATCAAGCCCTGCATTTTCAGCAAACTCTTTCTGTGTTTTATAGCGAGTTACCAACTCCTGCAGTTTGAGGCGTCGCAACTCGAAGATGTCAGGCGATTCATTTTTCATAATTCCATCTTACTTAAATTTACTTCAAGGTAAATGACCTGCGAGTATTGACATATATTTACTTAAAGGTATATTTAATTTCCAAACATAGGAGGCGTGATGGAAACGTTAAGAAATTACCTAAACGCTTTGTCGCTCGAAAAACAGAGAGAATTTGCAGCACGATGCGAAACCTCTCTTGAGTACCTGCGTAAAGCCATTAGCAAAAAGCAAAAGTTGGGAGCTGCTCTATCTGTTTCTATCGAAACACAATCTGGCGGCTCAGTTAGTAGAAAAAATCTTCACCCGGATGATTGGGAAAAGATTTGGCCTGAACTGGAGCATAAAAAATCAGCGGCATGAAAGTAACCACAGAATTAAGGGGTTAACCGTGGGTAACGAACCTATTTGGAAAGTCGAACGTCAGCCAGCCTGGCTGGTGGCGGCGATAAAAAAAACGATCACCGATCTACATGGTGGTTATGCCGAGGCGGCGGAATGGTTGGGCGTGACAGAGAACGCATTGTTTAACCGCCTTCGTGTTGACGGCGATCAGATCTTCCCGCTTGGCTGGGCAATGGTTTTACAACGTGCTGGTGGTTCAACTCATATAGCTGATGCCGTTGCGCGCCATTCTCAGGGCGTATTTGTACCACTGGCAGATGTTGATGATCTGGATAACGCCGATATCAACCAGCGCCTGATGGAGTCCATTGAATGGATAGGCCGTCATTCTAATTTTGTACGTAAAGCCACGGCTGATGGGGTAATTGACGCAGATGAGCGCGCTCAGATTGAGGAAAACAGCTATCAGGTTATCGCGAAGTTCCAGGAGCACGTAGCGCTTCTTTATCGAGTTTTTTGTGTCGCTGAAAAGAGTGACGCCCGCGAGTGTGCAGCTCCGGGCGCCTTGGCGAACAACTCTTCGAGTATGGAGAAATAATCCGCATGAGCAGTTTAACGGCTTTTGACCGTCTACCGCAACTCAGGATGATCCCGGTTTCGGGTACTCCGTTGTTTCGGTATGAACGCAGATTATCAAACCGCTGGGTTCCGTGTAACCACAGTAGGGCGGTTTCAATTGTGGGGGTCTACAACCGGAGGGCAAAACGCCTGTGCGCGAACTTAACCGAAGGTTCAAAGACCACCGCGGAGTGCCAGTCCGTGTTATCCGCTGGGAGCCAGAAACACAGCGCGTTATCTATCTGCGTGATGGCTACCCGCACGAATGCTTCAGCCCACTTGAGCATTTCAGGCAAAAATTCAGGGAGATAACGGACGATCATGAGCACTAAATTAACCGGCTACGTATGGGATGGTTGCGCGGCGTCGGGCATGAAGTTGTCTAGTGTCGCGATCATGGCTCGACTCGCTGATTTCAGCAGTGATGAGGGCGTATGCTGGCCGTCAATTGAAACTATTGCTCGCCAGCTTGGCGCAGGCCCGAGCACTATCAGAACGGCAATCGCAAAGCTTGAAAAAGATGGCTGGCTCACGCGTACACAGCGCCGTAATGGTAACCGTAATGCTTCGAACGTGTACCGCCTGAATGTGGCGAAACTTCAGGCTGCCGCATTTTCTCAACTGTCAGATTCTGACACGTCAAAATCTGACGCATCAAAATTTGACGCTTCAAAAACTGACCCGTCGAAATCCGTCAAAAACGGCGGTTTTGACCCGTCAGAATCTGGCGGGGATCCGTCAGTAAAATCAACACAAGATCCACAAGTAACTTCAAAACCCTCTTGTCCGGTTGCGGCGCAACCAGACCCTGAAGTTGTGATTACCGACCAGGCAATTTTGGTTCTGACCCATTTGAACCAGATCAGCGGATCCAGGTATCAGAAATCCAAAACATCCCTGGAGAATATCCGCGCCCGACTGCGTGAGGGATACAGCGTTGCAGACCTGCAACTGGTTATCGACCTGAAGCATGAGCACTGGCACGAGAACGACGAGCAGTACCAGTACATGCGGCCGGAAACGCTGTTTGGCCCGAAGAAATTCGAGAGCTATCTGCAAAGCGCCACCCGCTGGGATCAGAAGGGACGGCCTAAACGTGCTGACTGGGGGGCGAAAAAGCGCGATGTGATGGCTTTTGGTCCGGTTGATACAACGATTCCAGAGGGGTTCAGAGGATGACGTTAAACAAATATTGCCAGGCGCTGGCGGCACTACGTAGCCAACCAGCCCACGAATTGAAAGAAGTTGGCGATCAGTGGCGAACACCGGATCTGCTTTTCTGGGGTATCAACGCGCTATTTGGTCCATTAGTTCTGGATCTGTTTGCTGACGACGACAACGCGAAGTGCCCGGCATGGTACACCGCCGAAGATAACGCGCTGACGCAGGACTGGTCTGAACGTCTTGCTGAACTGGGTGGCGCTGGTTATGGCAACCCACCGTATAGCCGTTCGCAGTACCACGAGAAACAGGCGATCACCGGCATGACGCACATCATGAACTACGCAGCAGCCCAGCGCGAAAAGGGCGGGCGTTATGTATTCCTGATAAAAGCCGCGCCGAGTGAAACGTGGTGGCCGGAAGATGCCGATCACATTGTATTCATTCGCGGGCGCATTGGGTTCGATCTGCCTGTGTGGTTTGTACCTGCTGACGAAAAACAGAAGCCTACCAGCGCGTTTTTTGCCGGTGCCATAGCTGTATTCGATAAGTCATGGCGTGGTGAACGGTTCAGCTATATCAACCGTACAGAACTGGAGGCAAAAGGGCGGGCGTTTATGACTTTGGCGCAATTTGCTGCCAGCAAGTCTCAACCTGCAACTGCCACACCATCTGTAGCTGACAAGCCAGAAGCAGAGTTGCCACTTACCCAGAAAGATATTTTTGATATCAGCGGTGTCGAGGCGTGGGCATGCGTTAGAGCTGCGTTCGGCGATAAAGAAGAATACACATTCAGTGAATCGAAGTTTGGGCATACCTGGGCGGCGGATTCTGTCGAAGCACCGGAATTCACTCAGGTATCACCATTAACGATCGACAAAGCGAAGCTGCTTATTCGTGAGAGTATTTTGTTCGGTGTGGATGAGTGGCTGTTGTCGATAAAATGCGATGACGCTGCTGCGCGCCTGGATATGTCGGAACGTATTCGCACTGTTGCCCTTGAAGCATCTGGTGAATATGGCATGAACAGTACTGATTTCATTGTAGCTATGGGAAGCCTGGATGTTTCCAGCTGGTCCAATATTCGCCAGATCCGCATGCACATCCGTGATAAAGCTAAACCAGTAGCGGATCCGCTTCCCGAGTCCCGTATCTGGCCGCTGGAGGTTGGAATTGTATTCGACCAGGTAGACGGCGCTGACATGCTGGATGAATCACAGCAGAACAAGCTGAAAGCCAACATCAATCAACTCTGGCTGGAACGAACGGCCACCAGCGAAATCATTACTGTTGCTTCTGAACTTGTTCGCAATATGCGGGGAGAGATCGCGTGAAACTGGTCCTGCCTTTTCCTCCGAGCGTGAACTCTTACTGGCGCGCCCCTAACAAGGGGCCGCTGGCCGGTCGTCACCTCATTAGCGCTGATGGCCGCAAATACCAGAGCGCTGCCTGCGTGGCGATCATTGAGCAATTACGACGCCTTCCAAAGCCATCGACCGAACTGGCAGCGGTAGAAATCACTCTGTACCCGCCGGATGCGCGCCGCCGGGATATCGATAATTACAACAAAGCCCTGTTTGACGCGCTGACGCATGCGGGTGTCTGGGAAGACGACAGCCAGATTAAGCGCATGCTGGTGGAATGGGGTCCGATAGTACCGAAGGGAAAAGTTGAGATAACCATAACGGCATATAAAAAAGAGGTGGTTATATGTCCAGCTGTGGGTTGAATATTGGTCGATATGGCAGTAATGTCAGAAAGTGCAAGCGAAACGGGCGTGCAGGCTCGTCGCAACAATCAGAGTATGGAGAGAATATGAGCAATCATCATGTTATGGGCACTGCTACGCCCAAAAATCACTCATTGTTTGTTATTGATGGCGTTTCAGTACGTCGTGATCTATTGGGGCGTTACTGTCTTAATGATCTTCATCGTGCAGCTGGCGCACTCGACAAACATAAGCCTGCTTTCTGGCTCCGTAATGAACAAACTGAACAGTTAATCGGCGAGTTGCTAATTTGCAACTCGGATGCACCTGAACCAGTTAGCGTTGTGCGAGGGGGTAAAGAGCAGGGTACATATGTGTGTCGTGAACTTGTATATGCCTATGCAATGTGGATAAGCGCGGCATTTAATCTTAAAGTGATCCGTACGTTCGATACCCTTCACGCAGTAGCGCCATCAGCTATTACTGCTGATCGTATTCAGGCTGGTGTTATTTTGCTCGAATCAGCCTCGCGCATGTTAAACCTTTCAAATTCGTCAAAGCTTGGCGCATATCAGAAGCTGCAGCAGGTAGCGGGATTGCCGGATTTGATGCCTTCATATGCCATTGATGCGCCGGCAGGTGCTCTCGATGGATCCAGCCGTCCAACACAGTCTCTCAGCGCTTTATTGAAAGTTAACAATGTCAGAATTACTGCAAATCAGGCTTACCAGCAGTTGGCAAAACTTGGCGTTGTTGAACAGAAAGAGCGCCGAAGCAGAACGGGTGCTAATGGAGTGAAAAAGTTCTGGTCTATGACAGCCAAAGGGTGCATGTATGGAAAAAACATTACCAGCCCTGCCAACCCTCGGGAAACACAGCCTCACTTCTTTGAATCAAAATTCTCAGAACTGCTAAAGCTGCTTGAAACAGTTCATTGATGGGGTGGGGAAAAGATGAGAGCCTTACTTACCCCTGAAATGGTGCCACGCCTTGGCGTGGTGCTTTTCAAGCCAGGACGGGAGCTGATGCATCTGTTTGCATCTGGTCGTGTGCTCGTTGAGCGTGAGCCTGAAAACATGGCCAGGCTTCCGTCTGGTCGGATCCCCGATGCACGGCAACCGCTACTGGAGGATGCCAGCCTTCACACTTTCTTCACCGATGAACGGGTAATTACTGCTGCTGGTGGCATGGCCGGGCTTGAGTACTGGCTTCGTCAGCGCGTTAAAAAGTGTCAGTTCCCTGTTTCTGACTACCATCATGCCGAGCTAACAACACTATGGCATCCTCCTGGCGCGTTAGTGGTGTGCTGGCACTGCGATAACAAATTGCGTGGGCAGTCAACGGAAAGATTGCAGGCGCTTGCACTGAGCAATGTTGCCGAATGGATTGTTGATACCGTACTGGTTGGGCTTGGCTACAACAAAGAGCGCTCCCTCTCTTTAGCCGAGCTTTGCTGGTGGGCGGTTCAGTCTGGTGTCGCTGATGCTGTCACCGAAGGAATGGCGCAACGGGCACTTCGGTTGCCAGACGAACCATTATTATCTGTTTACCGGGAAAGTGACATCGTACCTATGCCGCCGGCCATCAGCATTATGCAGGAAAAAGCCAGGTCGATTGATACGTTACCAGCTCGGCGATCTGACAGCCTGGATGTGGAAACCCAAAAGGCAATACTGACGCTAACCGTCGATCCGGAGTCCCCGGAATCTTTTATGCTCAGGCCAAAACGTCGCGCTGGGTAAATGAGACGTACACCCGCTGGGTTAAAACACAACCCTGTGAGTGTTGCCGACGGCCAGCAGATGATCCGCACCATATCGTAGGGCACGGTATGGGGGGTACAGCAACAAAAGCCCATGACCTCTTCGTGATCCCTCTGTGCAGAGAGTGCCACGACGAGTTACACGCCGATGTACCAGCATTCGAGCAGAAGCATGGTACGCAGCTTGAGCTGCTACTGCGTTTTATGGATCGGGTTCTGGCGATTGGCGTAATTGCGACAGCTTAAGAAGTATGGAGACCGTATGAATCTGGACAATGTTTTAAAGTTTTTTGCGCCTAAAGGCATGCACATCTCAGATACCAGCAGAGCGACAGCAAGTGAACAACTTACTGTGACTGATGTAATGGCTGCACTGGGGATGACTCAGGCTGATGCAGGCATCGGGCTTGCTATGTTCCTGGGTAAAGCTGGTATCAGCAGCCTGGACAGGGAGGCGTCAATAGCTTGGCTAACGGAGTACGCGAAAGAGCATGCGCCCATGGCGATTCGCAAAGCATCAGGGAAAAAGTTTCCCCTCTGCATGCGTATCCTTGCCCGGTTTGCCTATAACGATTATTCCTCATCAGCAGCTGATAGCGTGGTATGCCCAAAATGTAGTGGTAAAGGGTTACTTACAACCACTAAAACCGTGACTAAAAGCCATTACACCATGCGATTGCCACAATGGGCCAAAGACCTGAGACAGTCACCATCTGACTTTGAGGTGAAGCGTGATGTAACTGACACTGATCAAACGTTATGCTCCCGCTGCCATGGCACCGGGAAGTTAAGTAAGCGATGCCAATGCGGCGGCACAGGTAAGACGATTGACCGTAAAGCGACAGAACTACAGGGTGTGCCAGTTTATAAAGAATGTAAGCGCTGCGAAGGTCGGGGATACAGCCGGCCAAAATCATCGGTTGCCTATCGAGGTATTTTTACTGAGTTGCCGAGTTTGCCTGACCGAACGTGGCGTTATAGCTGGAAACCATTCTATGAAAGCCTGGTGACCAAATGTTTCCAGGAGGAGAGTTATTCAAACTCTCAATTGAACCGGGTGACTAAAAGTGAAGATGTGATAAATATCGCGTGATTTAGCGTCATGATGTTTGCAATGTTGCCGTTTTTGTGTATATTTGACATTAACGATGGGCATTGTATGTTCAGAGTTAAGAAACCCGCCGATGAGCGGGTTTTTTCGTATCTATCACACCAAACATTTACCACCTTTGATATGTTCTTTTTTTTAATAGGGAGAATATGTGATGGGTGATGAAAGCCAGTTAAGCCAGATTGAGAAAGTGGTTACTACCGATAATATCGACAAGGTAAATGAGGGTCTTTCTAAAGGATGGATTATCCTAAAGGTAAGTGAAGATGTAATGGCTTGGGAAGATGGTGGTAAGACAACCAAACAAACCTACCATCTCGGCAAGCCGAAAAAATTGCCTATCTGATAGCTCTTAACCACAAAAAAACTTAGCTTCGTTGTTTCCAAGGCTGCCATGAGGCAGCCTTTTTTATTCCCCTCATTCCTGAGAGGACTCACAGCAATTAAGAGGGGGCTAAATGTCCGATCCGATTTCCGGTACTGGACTGGCTGGTGGTGTCCTTACGGGGGCCAGCGTATATGGATTTCTGTCCGGAACCGATTACGGCGTGGTTTTTGGCGCGTTTGCCGGAGCTGTATTTTACATTGCGACCACAGCTGACCTGAGTGCAGCGCGCCGTCTGGCATATTTTCTGGTGTCGTATATCGCGGGGATCCTGTGTTCCGGGCTGGTGGGTTCTAAGCTGGCTCAGGTTACTGGCTACAGTGATAAACCACTGGATGCCATTGGCGCCGTAATCGTTTCTGCTTTAGCAGTCAAAATCCTGACGTTCCTGAATAATCAGGATGTCGGCTCGCTGGTGGCGCTGATAACGCGCCGGGGAGGTTCAGGTGGTACTAAATGACCCGTCGGCAACAATTAATGCGCTGCTTTGCGCTGGGGTAGTGCTGACCCTGATGTTTTACCGTCGCGGCGATTCGCGACATCGACCGTGGATATCTCGCTTAGCCTGGTTGCTTACGGTCATTTATAGCGCCGTACCGCTGGCGTATCTGTGCGGTATCTACCCTTATTCATCTTGGGCCACTATCGGGGCCAACATTATTTTCTTGTCTGTGCTGGTCGCCGTCAGAGGCAACGTAGCGCGGCTGGTTGATCATCTGAGGCAATAATGAACCAATCACAATTTCAGCAGGCGGCTGGTATCAGCGCCGGGCTTTCTGCGCGCTGGTTTCCGCACATTGATGCAGCAATGAAAGAGTTTGGAATTACAGCGGTTAATGATCAGGCCATGTTCATTGCACAAGTTGGGCATGAATCCAATGGCTTTACCTCGCTGGTAGAGAACTTTAACTACTCGGTTGAAGGGCTGAAGAAAACCTTCGGTAAGCGCCTGACGCCGTATCAGAGCGAAATGCTGGGGCGTGTCGATGGTAAACAAGTCGCTCACCAGCCACAAATAGCCAATCTGGTTTACGGTGACCGCATGGGGAATAACAGCCAGGGTGATGGCTGGAAATATCGCGGTCGCGGCCTGCTTCAAATCACCGGCCGAGAGAACTACACCAAATGCGGTACAGCACTGAAGCTTGACCTTGTGAGCACTCCTGAACTATTGACGCAAGAGCGACACGCGGCCCGCTCGGCAGCATGGTACTTCACGTTACGCGGTTGTCTCCTCTATTCGGGGGATGTGGAACGCGTCACGCAGATTATTAACGGCGGGCAGAACGGCATTAAAGACCGCCGTGAACGTTACGCCAAAGCTAAAGCCGCACTGGTGTGAGGTCACTATGGGACTTGAAATGATTATCGGCCTGATTGTTGCTGCGCTGGCAGCAATTGCCGGTGCTTTTGGTCTGGGTAAATCACGCGGTACCAGTATCGCTGAAACAAAAGCTGACCAGCAACGCACTGAAGAACGTGCAGCAGCTACTGAAGCGGTAGCCGAACGCCGGGTAGAGACAGCAAAAGGAGCAAGGGATGTACAGCAGACTGTTAATCATCTTCCTGATGACGATGTTGACCGCGAGTTGCGCGAAAAATTTACCCGTAAAACCTGAAGTAACGGACACTGCCTGTGACTGGGTGAATATCATCTACCTCACAGAGCATGATATTGCCGTGCTGGATAAACAGACGAAGCGGGACATTCTGGCGCATAACAAATCAGTGCAGGCTAACTGCATGAAGGAGCCAGGTCGTGAACGTAGAGAACCTAAGTAACGCGCATTACATCTATAACGAGATGAAAGAACTACAGCGTCAGAAAAGCATACTGGAAAGTGGCGCAGGGCTTGGTGTGACAATCCAGTCTACCTATCAGGATAACGCCTTTCTTGATGCCATACGCCCGCATGCAGTAGCTGAACTCGATCGCCGTATTGAGGAAAAGAAAGCTTCGCTGGTTAAGTTGGGGCTCTCTTTCTCTTAAGATATCAGGCATTACAACAGGCTAAAGAGATATTATTTAAGAAACGCCTTTTCCGCATCATGAAGGTAGTTTTGATAAAAAACACATCCGTGTTCAGCTATGGTTATTGGACTTTTTGAGTCAACAGACTCTCCTAAATGTTGGGCTGGTGGGTTATAAGTTACCCCTCTATTATGACAAGGCACAGCCTCTATAGAACTGGGGTAAACATTTAGTTTCATTGGTCCTCCTGGAATTAAAGTAGCATTGCCATGGGCGTCTATAGTCAAGGATTCAATACTTACCATACCGCCAGGAGTGACGGGGTTAATAGTGAAACCGCCAGATACTAATTTTGATGTATCAGCAATTCCATGATGCGCAGAGTTTCTGGCCTGTTTGAGATAAATTAGCAAAGCATCTGTTGAACGAAGATGATTTGTTTTAGATGAAAATGATGGATATTTTTTGTGATGTTCCGCAGCAACTTTTATTCTATTGAAAACATTCTCTATTCGACTTAAAAAATCACTCCAGGCTTCATCATATTCATCATAAGACTGTGCAGATTTCATGCGATCAATGCATCGCCACGCTCTATTCAGTTCTTTTTTAGCTGGATTTAGATCCATTTTACCCACCATTTTTTTACATTTATGAACTTAAAATAGCGCCTATTAGATGTCCACTCAATGGAGAAATTATGCAGGTCACTATCGACGGTGTCCCGTATGTGCCTGTCTGCAATTCAGTAGCCCGTATCGGAATTGCTATCACGACGCATAATCGCGCTGACGTATTGAAGAGGGCGCTGGCACAGCATCAACAGTTTTTACCACCAGGTGCGCTGGTGGTGGTTGTCGATGATGGTTCGAAACCTGCTGCAGTAGTATCTGACGGCGTGCAGCTGCTTCGCCATGAAACATCACTCGGTATTGTTGCTTCGAAGAACGCCAGCCTGTCTGTTCTGATGGATGCCGGGTGCGAGCATCTTTTTTTATGGGATGACGATGCCTGGCCCATCGCCGATAACTGGCATCTTCCCTACATAGAATCCCCGGAGCCACACCTGGCTTACCAGTTTCTCGATCTGGCTGGAAGCAATAAGCTGAACGACATGGCCGTATTGTACCAGGATGATAAGCATATCGCTTACACCGGGCAGCGCGGAGTGATGCTTTACTACCACCGCAGCGCCATTGAGAAGGTTGGCGGATTCGATCCGGTATACGGTCGAGGCATGTATGAGCATCCTGATTTGGCGCTTCGGATTTATAACGCTGGTTTAACGTCCTGGGCGTTTGCTGATGTGGTTGGCTCTGAAAAGCTGATTCACTCAATGGATGAATACGAAGAGGGCGCGCGCAGCATACCGAGGCCTGAACGTGAAGCGCTCGATAAAAAGAACGCTGTAATTTACGGGCAGCGCCGGGATTCAGGATATACAGGCTATGCCGAATATCGATCTCAGCGCGACGTGGTTATCACTACGTTGCTTACCAGCCAGCCAGACCCGCAGCGCGGTACGAAAATGGCGACCGTACCAGACATGCTGACCAGGTGGGCTACCTCGCTTCGGAATTGTGGCCGTATTGCGCTGGTGGATGAGCTGCAGACGGCACCGGCAGACGTTGAGTTGTATCGCGTCCCTGACGTGAAGATGAATGTCTACTTCCGGCGCTGGCTGCATATCTGGCAGCACCTACGCGATCACCCTGAATACCGGTTCGTCTGGTGTACCGATGGTACCGATGTCGAAATGCTCCGCGCACCGTGGGAAGAAATGCAGCCCGGGAATGTTTACGTCGGTTCTGAACCGAAGACCTACGCCGACACCTGGGCGAAACAAAATCATCCTGAGCGTATCTATCAGGAATTCATTGAAGCGCACCGCGGCGATGTGATGCTTAACGCTGGTCTGCTGGGTGGCGCCCGTGCTGATGTCATGGCGTTCGCTCACGGCATCATCCGTCTTTACTACCGGATCGAGAGTCATCGTTTCTGGAAGAAAGAACAGGCTGGCGCAGCGGTGGGTGACATGCTGGCGTTCGGTATCGTTGCGCAGTTATTCGCTGACAGGTTGGTCACCGGCCCTCTGGTACATACTGTTTTCAAAACTGATGGTATCGGTAAGGAGGCCGCATGGTGGAAACACAAGTGAAGTTTGTTGTGGTTGGCCATCATTCCCGTTATGCCTCAGCTGCATTGCTGGCTGGTGAACTTGGCGCGCACCTTCTTATCGATGAAGGAAATCACGGGGCTAACTGGAATCACCGACGCGCTATCGAATGGGCTGCTGAGCAGCCTTGCCGGGTGGTGGTACTGGAAGACGACGCGCTGCCTGTACGTGGATTCAGAGACAAGCTTACGAGCTGGCTGGCTCGTTTCCCTGGCGACATGCTTAGTTTTTATCTGGGCACCGGGCGGCCACCGCAATACCAAATGCAGATAGCTGAACGCCTGATTAATGCGGATAAGGTGAGGTCTGACTTCATTATGCTGCAACGCCTGATACATGGCGTGTGCTACAGCATACCGCCTCAAAGCATCAGCCGTGTGCTGTCTCAATGGGACGGCAGTAAGCCTGCCGATTATGCCGTGGGCGATGCTTATGGTGGCGTTGTCGTCTATCCCTGTTGGTCGCTGGTGGACCATGCAGACGGCGAACCGGTTGAGCATCACCCTGACTCAGCGCCACGAACAGAACGCCGCCGGGCGTGGAGGTTAGCCTGATGCCTGCGTTAATACCGAGAGCATGCCGCAAGCGTGGCTGCTCTGGCACAACCACTGAACGCTCAGGCTATTGTCCCAAGCACCTTAACGAAGGCTGGCAGCAGCATCAGCGAGGACAGAGCAGGCATCAGCGAGGTTATGGCAGCAAGTGGGACAGGCTGCGGCCAATCGTTCTCGACAGGGATAAACACCTTTGTCAGGAATGCCTGAGAAATGGAAGGTATACACTTGCTGAGACGGTGGACCACATCACCGCCAAAGCAAATGGGGGGACCGATGACCTTTCCAACCTCGAAAGCCTCTGCAAGCCTTGCCACAGGGCGAAGACAGCAGTTGAAAGACTCAAATGACATCAATTCTCATTTGAATCGACCGAGGGGGAGGGCGGGTTGAAAGTTCAGGAACGACGCGCCAAAGGACCGCCGCCTAACCTCTTTTCAGATCGCCGCAGGTTAGAAAACTTTTTTATGGGGTCCCCCATTCGATGATTAATAGGAGTTTTCGATTATGTCTGGACCACCGAAAACCCCGACCCATCTACGTTTGGTGAGGGGTAACCCATCAAAACGCCCGATTAATGAGAACGAACCTAAGCCAGCTGCTGGGGTACCCCCAACGCCGAAGCATTTCGACAAACAGGGGAAATACTGGTTTAAGCGGATGGCCGACGAGCTCGATGCTATCGGTGTGATGTCCCAACTGGACGCCAGAGCCCTTGAGTTGCTGGTTGAGGCATATACCGAATACCGGCACCACTGCGACACGCTTGAAATTGAGGGGTACACCTACCGGACCGAAACGCAGAGCGGGGATGTGATGATCAAGGCTCACCCGGCAGCCGTCATGAAAGCTGATGCCTGGAAACGTCTGCGCGCCATGCTCGGTGAGTTCGGCATGACGCCAGCCAGCCGCTCTAAAGTGAATGCAAAAGGTCCTGATGCGGTTGATCCGCTGGCCGAGTTTATGAAAGCGAGGGATTAATGGCTAAGGTTGCAGAAGGCATCCGCTACGCCGAGAGGGTGGTGGCGGGGGAAATTATTGCCTGTGAGTATGTGCGCCTTGCCTGTCAGCGTTTTCTTGACGATCTGGCACACGGCGAAGAGCGCGGTATTTTCTTCAGTGAGCCGCGCGCGCAGCACATTCTGAATTTCTATAATTTTGTTCCTCACGTCAAAGGTGCGCTGGCAGGCCAGCATATTGAGCTGATGGACTGGCATGTTTTCATCCTGATTAATATTTTTGGTTTTGTTATCCCGCTGGTGAACGAAGAGACGGGGGAAACCGTCCTGCGTAACGACGACAGCGGTCGGCCGGTGATGGTTCGGCGTTTCCGTACAGCAGATGTTGAGGTGGCCCGTAAAAATGCCAAATCAACGCTTTGCTCCGGTGTGGGGCTTTATATGGCTGGCGCAGACGGCGAGGGCGGGGCGGAGGTTTATTCCGCTGCAACCACCCGTGACCAGGCGCGAATTGTTTTTGAAGACGCGAAAAATATGGTCAAGAAGGCGAAAGCCACTCTTGGGCGGATCTTCGAATTCAACAAGCTCGCTATCTACCAGGAGCAAACGGCCTCCAAATTCGAGCCTTTATCATCAGATGCGAACAACCTCGACGGCCTGAACATCCACTGTGCCATCGTCGACGAGCTGCATGCTCATAAAACCCGTGACGTCTGGGACGTTCTTGAGACGGCCACCGGCGCGCGCTTGCAATCGCTGCTTTTCGGTATCACCACCGCCGGCTTCAACAAAGAAGGCATCTGTTACGAACTACGCGATTACGCAATCAAGGTCCTGCGCGGCCTGGTTAAAGACGATACGTTTTTTGCCATCATCTACACCTTAGATGAAGGTGACGATCCCTTTGATGAAAAAGTGTGGCAGAAGGCGAATCCGGGGCTGGGTATCTGTAAGCGCTGGGATGACCTGCGCCGCCTGGCTAAAAAGGCGAAAGAGCAGGTTTCGGCCAGAATTAACTTTTTCACCAAACACATGAATATCTGGGTTACCGCTGAGTCTGCCTGGATGGACATGATGAAATGGGAAAAATGCGAGTTTATCGCCCCGCAGCACGAACTTAAAACCTATCCCTCTTGGGTGGGCGTTGACCTTTCAAACAAAATTGATATCTGTGCAGCCGCTAAAGTCTGGCGCGCTCCGGATGGTCATGTCCATGCAGATTTTAAATTCTGGCTGCCGGAGGGACGCCTTGAGAAATGTTCACGCCAGATGGCAGAGCTCTATCGTAAGTGGGCCGAGATGGACAAGCTGATCCTTACCGACGGGGATGTAATCGACCATGCTCAGATTAAGGAAGAGCTGCAGGTGTTGGTTGCTGGCGAGAGTCTGAAAGAAATTGGCTTCGATCCTTGGAGTGCTACGCAGTTCAGCCTTGCGCTGGCAGAAGAAGGGTTGCCGTTGGTGGAGGTGCCGCAGACGGTTCGCAATTTCTCTGAGGCGATGAAGGAGGTCGAAGCACTGGTATATGGTGGCCGCTTCCATCACAGCAATCACCCGGTAATGAACTGGATGATGTCCAACGTAACCGTCAAACCTGACCGGAATGAGAACATTTTCCCGAACAAGTCCACACCAGAGGCCAAGATTGATGGTCCGGCGGCATTGTTCACAGCAATGAGCCGCGTTCTGGTTAACGGTGGCAACGACCAGCAGGATCTTTCCGGATTCTTCAATAATCCCATCATGGTAGGTTTCTGATGAAAAAAAACAAACAGCCAGGCAGGGTGAAAAGCGCTCTGCTTAACTGGCTCGGTGTGCCTATCAGCCTCACTACCGGCACATTCTGGGAGGAATGGTTTGGTACCAGCAGCAGCGGAAAGGTGGTAACGGCCGATAAAGCCATCCAGCTATCGGCTGTGTGGGCATGCGTAAGGCTGTTAAGCGAGTCTATTTCAACCCTTCCGCTGAAAATATACGTTCGACAGCCTGACGGTTCACGAAAAGCAGCAACCGATCACCCTGCCTATTCGATACTGTGCCGCCGTCCCAATTCAGAAATGACGCCATCACGCTTTATGTTGATGGTGGTCGCCAGTATCTGCCTGCGCGGGAACGCTTTCATTGAGAAGAAATTCATCGCAAATCGCCTGGTTTCGCTGGTGCCTTTGCTGCCGCAGAACATGGTGGTTAAACGTCTCACTACCGGGGCGCTGGAATACAAATACACTGAAAACGGTAGCGAGCGCGTCGTTCCCGTCAAAAACATCATGCACATTCGCGGGTTCGGTCTGGATGGTGTTTGCGGCATGATGCCGATGAAAACCGGACGGGATGTGATCGGTTCAGCAATGGCGGTTGAGGAGTCTGCTGCGAAGATATTTGAACAGGGGCTTCAGAGTTCAGGTTTTCTCTCCGCTGATAATGCGCTGAGTGACGAACAACGTGAAAGACTTCGCAGCTACATGGCTGCATTTACCGGTTCAAAAAACGCCGGGAAAATCATGGTACTTGAAGGTGGATTGAAGTATCAGGGCGTTACCATGAATCCGGAAGATGCCCAGATGCTGGAAAGCCGATCTTTCAGTATTGAGGAAATCTGCCGCTGGTTTCGTGTACCTCCTTTCATGGTTGGCCACACCACGAAACAAAGCAGCTGGGCATCCAGCCTTGAGGGTATGAACCTGCAGTTCCTGACTCATACTCTTCGACCGCTGCTGGTGAATATTGAGCAGGAAATTGGCCGGTGCTTACTCGACAGCGATGACGAAGTGTTTGCAGAATTCTCTGTTGAAGGTCTACTGCGAGCCGATAGTGCCGGTCGCGCGGCATACTATACCAGCGCGCTTCAGAATGGCTGGATGTCCCGTAATGACGTTCGTCGTCTTGAGAACATGCCGCCAATTGAAGGGGGCGATATTTACACCGTTCAACTCAACCTGACGCAACTGAAAAATCTCGAAAGCAGCAACCCTGCTGTTCAGGCGCTGGCCCTGCGAGAGCTGCATAACCACGTATTCCCCGATATTTCCTTTGAACAATCTCCGCTGAAACAGGCCGCTTAGGAGCACTTTCCTGATGAGCAAAAAACAACTTCCGGTAGCACCGGTGGGTCGCCCCTGCGCGCGCGTTACCTGTGAAACATTACCGTCTGCACTGGACCGCTGGGACGGCGGGATCAAAGCTGCGGCCACCGACGATAACAGCATTTCTGTTTTTGATGTGATCGGACAGGACTATTGGGGCGAAGGGGTAACAGCTAAACGTATTGCCGGTGCACTTCGGGCGATGAATGGCGCCGACGTTACGGTGAATATCAACTCCCCGGGCGGAGACATGTTCGAAGGTCTGGCTATTTATAACCTTCTCCGTGAATACGAAGGCCGTGTAACTGTGAAGGTGCTGGGCATTGCCGCCAGTGCCGCCTCGATAATTGCGATGGCCGGGGATGATATTCAGATTGGCCGCGGTGCCTTCCTGATGATCCACAACTGCTGGGTATATGCGATGGGAAACCGCCATGACTTTGCTGAACTGGCACAGTCACTGGAGCCCTTCGATACCGCAATGGCTGATATCTACGCGGCGCGCTCCGGCCTTGATATTGCCGCCGTTCAGAAACTGATGGACGCCGAAAGTTATATCGGTGGCAGTGATGCTGTGGCGAAGGGACTGGCAGACAGCCTGCTTTCTGCTGATGCGGTCAGCGACGGCGACGAATCGCCTGCAGCCGCGCTTCGCAAACTTGATGCATTGCTGGCCAAGACCAACACCCCGCGCTCTGAGCGCCGAAAACTCATTAAAGCCTTATCCGGTGGCATGCCTGGCGCTGTCACCACCAACGACGGTACGCCGGGCGCTGCCGAAGATATCAAACCTGAAACCATCAATTCACTTGAAAGCGCCCTGGCGGCGTTAGTCGAATAAGGACCATTTATGTCTGAAGTAAACGATATTCTGAAAAAAGTCACGGCCAGCATTGAAGAGGCAACCGGCAAGTTCAACGCGAAAGCAGAAGAAGCAGTGAAGGAGGCGCAGAAGTCAGGCAAGTTGTCAGAAGAAACAAAGGCAGCCGTCGATAAAATGGCTTCTGAGTTCAACGCCCTGCGCGAAGCAGAAAAAACGCTGAAGGCAGCGATGGGCGAACTGGAGCAACATGTCGCCCAGATGCCGCTGGCAAACGCGAAGCATGTTGTGGAATCAATCGGTCAGCAGGTCATCTCTGCTGAAGCTCTGAAAACCTTTGCCTCCGGCGCGGAAGGTGGCAAACGTATCAGTATCCCGGTTAAGGCCGCACTGACTTCTGCGGATGTGCCTGATGGCGTCGTCGAACCCCAGCGAATTCCGGGCATTGATACAGCACCGAAACAGCGCCTGTTCATCCGCGATCTGATTGCGCCTGGCCGCACTTCCTCCCCGGCTATTTTCTGGGTGCAACAGACAGGCTTTACCAACAAAGCGAAGGTGGTTCCTGAAAATACTCAGAAACCATACAGCGATATTGAGTTTACGCCAAAAATCACGGGCGTCAGCACCATCGCTCACCTGTTCAAAGCCTCAAAGCAGATCCTGGATGACTTCGCACAGCTGCAGTCAACCGTTGATGCCGAAATGCGCTACGGACTGAAGTACGCGGAAGAGCAGGAAATTCTCTTCGGTGACGGTACCGGTGTACATCTGCATGGCATTGTTCCTCAGGCGTCAGCGTTTAACCCGGCGTTTACTGTTGAACAGCAGAGCGGTATTGACGATCTGCGTCTGGCAATGCTGCAGGCGCAACTGGCGCGCTTCCCTGCATCCGGTCACGTTCTTCACTTCATCGACTGGGCGCGGATCGAACTGACAAAAGACAGCCTGGGCCGCTACATCCTGGCTAACCCTGCAGCGCTGACTGGGCCGACGCTGTGGGGCCTGCCGGTTGTTGCCACTGAAGCGGCAGCCTTCCAGGGTAAATTTTTGACTGGTGCTTTCAACGCTGGCGCGCAAATCTTCGACCGCGAAGATGCGAATGTCGTTATCTCCACGGAGAACGCCGACGATTTCGAGAAAAACATGATCACCATCCGTTGCGAGGAACGTCTGGCGCTGGCCGTCAAACGCCCTGAAGCGTTCGTGTATGGCTCCTTCAGCACCGGCGCAGGTAGCTGATAAACACTGCGGCCTGCGGGCCGCTTTTTTTAGGTCAGAAAAATGCTTGATCAAAATGTGGTGAAACAGCACTGCCGCATTGATACCGACTTTACCGGTGATGATGCCTTGTTGACTTTATACACTGGCGCGGCGGCGCGTTACGTTCAGACATGGACGCGGCGAACGCTCTATGAAAAAGAAGACAGCCCTGGTTACGTAGACGACCCTGCCCCGATTCTACTGAATGATGATGTTAAAGCGGCCATGTTACTGCTGATAGGTCACTGGTATGCCAACAGAGAATCAGTGGTCGTTGGTCAGACCGTTGCAGAGGTTCCGTTTGCAGTTGAAGCCTTGCTGCAGCCATACCGAATTTACGGGGTGTAAATATGGCCTGTTCCGGGTGCGCGCAGAGGCGCGAATGGATAAAAAAGTGGGCGAAAATAGCTTATGAACGAGCAACTGGTAAAGGAACTAATAGAGGCGCTGCGGGAACAAACCGCAGCTCAGAGAGAACAGACGGAAGCGATAAGCCGCCTGGCTGAATCAAACGCAGCTCTGTGTGATGTCATTATCCAGTCACTGGCCGAAGATGAAGAAATTGATACTACTTCATTAGGTGATGAGCGACCCGTTTACTTGAGTCAAAAACCTAGGGGGTGATATGCAAGCCGGGAAATTGCGTCACAGGGTTACCCTGCAGGTGCCGGTAAAAGAACAGAACCCTACAACGGGAGCCGTAATTAATACCTGGCGCGATGTCGCAACTATCTGGGCCGAAATATCCCCCTTATCAGCACGGGAGTTTATAGCGGCCCAGGCATCACAGGGCGAAATAACAACGCGCATAACAATTCGTTACCGTGCAGGTATTACCCGAAAGCACCGTATTCTCTTTCGTGGCTCAGTATACAACATTGAGGGCGTGCTCCCGGATCCGAAAAGTGGTCGTGAATATCTGACGCTTCCTTGTTCTGAGGGGGTAAACGATGGCTGATAGTGTTGAAGTAAACCTTACAGGCCTCGAATCACTGCTTGGAAAAATGGAGGCTGTTTCCGACGTTACCCGAAATAAAGCCGGGCGTTCTGCGCTGCGTAAGGCTGCGAATATAATCAGGGATCGCGCCAGAAGTAACGCAGCCAGAGTTGATGATCCCCTCACCAAAGAGGCGATATATAAAAATATTGTCGCCAGCTTCAGCAGCAAACAATTCCGCAGGACGGGTGATCTGGCATTTCGTGTTGGGGTAATGGGCGGCGCCAGTCAGTATGCAAACACAAAGGCTAACGTCAGGAAAGGCAGGGCTGGGAAAACGTTCAAAACACTGGGCGATAAAAGCAATCCTGGCGGCGATACCTGGTACTGGCGTTTTCTCGAATTTGGAACCGAACATGCCGCCGCAAAGCCTGTACTGCGACCAGCGATGAATGGTGTTGATACCGCAGTAATCAGCGTTTTCGCTGAAGAAATGGAAAAAGCTATCGATCGCGCAGTAAGGCGTGCCGACAAAAAAGGAACGACAGCATGATTGCTCCAGTTTTTTCCGTCTGTTCGACAGACCCGAAAGTAAAAGAGCTACTTGGTGCCAACCCGGTCAGGCTTTATCCGTTTGGCATGCATGATGATGACCTTGTGTATCCCTACGCGGTCTGGCAGAACGTGGGCGGTGAACCCGAAAATTACCTGAGTCAGAACCCTGACATCGACCGTTATTCCATTCAGGTGGATGTGTATGGCGACACCGATGAAGATGCTCTTGCTGTGGCGAGAGCATTGCGCGATGTCATTCAGCGTAAGGCTTACATTACCCGCTGGGATGCACAGGGCAGAGACTCTGCAACCCTCAAATACCGATATTCCTTTGACGTTGACTGGCTGGTCAACCGATAGCTCAAACCACTCACATCACACCGGCTATAAGCCGGTTTTTTTATATCCGGAGATGACTATGTCAGTAGTGACTCAAGGCACTCAACTTTTTGTGCTCGCGAATGGAGTCGTGAGCGAAATCGAATGTATTACGGCATTTTCACCAGGCGGCAGCCCTGCAGATCAGATTGATGATACGTGCCTCAGTGAACGCAACACCCGAAAATATAAAAAGGGTCTGCGTACACCGGGGCAGGCGACGGCAACGCTTAACGCTGATCCACAGAATGCCAGCCATCTGATGCTCAGTAATATGGCTGAATCAAATGATCAGAGTGATGTGACATTTGCGATCGGATGGTCCGATGGTGAGTCTAAACCAACAACGGGGAGTTCCCCTGATGCTGTTGATGGACTGATTCTGCCTTCAGATCGTACCTGGTACGTGTTCAAAGGTTATGTTTCCGACTTCCCGTTTGACTTCCAGGGTAATACCGTCGTGCAGACGTCTGCTACCATCCAGCGCTCTGGCCAGGGGGCATGGATTCCGAAAGAACAGCCAGGCAGTTAATTAAACGCGGGGATCATACCCCGCCTCATTTATGTTTATACCGGAAAAAGACATGAAACTGACTCTTGATACGCTGAAAAAAACAGGTGCTTTTACTGGTCGTCCTGTTGAGAAAGAAATTAAATGGAAAGGTGCTGACGGGGAAGAACATATCGCCACAACTTATGTTCGCCCTCTGGGTTATCACACTGCCACGTCTGACGTTCTCGCCGGTCTTGGCAAGATTGATGGCGTTGCTGGTCGTATTGCAGCATCAATCTGTGATGAAGACGGGCATCAGGTGTTTACCGTTGCTGATGTGACCGGCGAGGCTGATCCTGAACGTGGCGCACTGGATGGCAATCTTACAGTGGCTTTGCTGGTGGCTATTCAGGAAGTTAACGATCTGGGAAAGACGGACTCAGCGCAGAAGACGAAATCTGGTGCGAACTAGTCCTTAACGGGATTGGTGGACGTACCATTTCAGAAGCGCAGGAACGCCTTAGCTTCCTTGAGTTCCAGCAGTGGGTTCAGTATCGTCAAAAATACGGAAGCCTAAACCCTATGATGCGGACGGAATGGGGAGCAGCGTTGATTTCTTCTGTGCTGGCTAATGTGAATCGCGGTACAAACACACCGGCATTCAGCGTTGCTGATTTCGCCCCTCACATAGCAGCTGTAGAGCGCGTTGCCGCTAACGAACCAATCAGCCTGCATGAAGCGATGAGGACGTGGAATTGAAAAGTAGAATTTATTAGAAACGCTTTCCTTGCTACCCTATCTAAAAACAAGGAGATCAAGGAATGGCTTTGATTAAATGCAAAGAGTGTGGAGAACAGGTATCTGATAAGGCCGCATCATGTCCAAAGTGCGGAGCTCCCATAGCAAAAAAAAACAAAGGCCCATCGGGATGTATGATGGTGTTTTTTATTTTTGTAGGGGTTTTTATCCTTCTTTTGTTTATTGGCAAAGTAAGCAATAAAAAAGAAGCACCTAGCCAAACAGTGGGTAGCACTCAGGTAAGCACTGATAAGTTGAAAAATGATGTCGTAAAAGAAGTAGAGGTAAAAAAAGAACCAGTTACAGTTATTAACTGGCATAACCAACCCACGAAAGATAGCGTTACTGGTGAGGTTGGGGAGATTTTTTATAATACATCGAAAAACCATGTTAATTTCCCATTCCCATACAACGTTGATGGTGGATCTGTACTCAACTTGGTTTTCCGCAAAAGAAAACAAGGTACTGATGCCTATGTCGTGATATCTAAAGGTCAGATTGTATGTGGTTACTCAGATTGCTCAATAAGAACGAAGGGCGATAACGGAAAGGTAAAAACCTGGACTGCAAGTAGTGAGGCGTCTGGAAGATCAGATATGATTTTTCTTGATAACCCACAGTCTTTCGAAAAATATATCAAGAGCAATAAAAAAATCACTATTGGAGTGACATTTTATCAATCTGGCGAACAGGGGTTCGATTTTGATGTTTCAGATTATCCAGAGCAAGCAAAGAAAAAATAAAAGTAATATTTACACTATTTAATAAGCATTAAAATGCCTCGCTTTGCGGGGCTTTTTTTTACCTGGAGGACAGCGTGGCAAGTAAATCATTAGGTACATTAACGATAGACTTAATTGCCAAAGTTGGCGGCTTTGTTGGCGGCCTAAGCCAGGCTGAAAGGGCATCGCAGAAATGGCGAAAACAGGTTCAAGAGGATGCAAAATCTGTAGCTGTTGCATTCACAGGGGCAGCAACTGCAGCAAGCGCCGCTGCTATTGGCGTAGGTGTGGCTGGATACAACCTGTTAAAAAACACCTCCAGGCAAATTACTGAGTCTGACCGTTGGGCTAAGTCGCTCAACATGTCTACTCAATCATTACTTGCTTGGCAGTATGCTGCAGAAAAAGCAGGTGTTTCAGGCGATCAAATGGCTGATATTTTTAAAGATATCGGAGATAAAATTGGTGACTCGGTACTGAATAAATCAGGTGAGGCAGTAGATGCATTGGATGCACTCGGTTTATCAGCTAAAAAATTATCGAGTGAATCGCCGGATAAGCAACTTTTAGCCATAAGTGATGCGCTAAGCAAGATTAAAACAAACGCTGAAAAGACTACTATTCTTGAAAGCTTGGGTAACGATCTCTCTAAGTTGCTTCCTTTGCTTGATCAGGGCGGTGATAAATTACAAAAATATATTAAGGCTGCGAAAGAATTTGGCGTAGCACCAGATGATACCGATATAGAAAGTCTCGTAAAAGTTAATTCAATCTTTGAGGATATGGAAAACCAAGTTAAAGGGGTTAAGATTGAATTATCAGCTGGATTAGCAAAGGTTGACCTTTCTAACCTGCAGAAATCAATTAGCGACATGGGTGATGTATTTAAAGACCCTGAAGTTATCAAAGGTATCACCAACCTTGTTAGTGGTGTGGTCGACCTCGCTACCTGGCTTGTTAAGGTTGGAGCGGAAGCAGGAAAACTCATCGATCTTTACAAAGGGGGACAGGCAGTAGGGGAGAATGCATCTATAGAGGAAATTGATCGTCGCATAAGAAACCTTGATGCAGATTTAAATGACGAAGGTTTTCTTGCAGATTTCAACAGATTAGGAATGGATGTGGAAGGGAAACGGGCTGAACGATCAGAGCTTGAACGCCGCCGAGCAATCCTTAAAGCAGGAAATAACCTACCTCTATATCCAGCAACCATAGGTAATTATTCTTCATCTAAAACAGATTATGGTCTTGACGCAGGAGAATCAAACGGGAAATTAAAAACTGATACTTCAGCAAAAAAACTTGAATCAGCTTTTAAATCAATGGAGACAAGTTACCTCCGTCAGATTGCTCTCATCGACACCACTGGAAAGAAAAGCGCAGAAGTTACTGAACAGCAAAAACTACAATTTGATATCGCTGACGGAAAGCTAACTGGACTTAATGAAACACAGAAGCAACGCCTTGAACAACTGGCTACAGAGGTTGATCGCCTAAATTCCGTAAAAAAGGCAAACGAGGAAAATCTAAAACTGGCTGAATACGTATCGAACCTTCAGCGTGAAAATGCGAATTCAGCGGCTTCTCTTGATGCAGATGTCATTGGCGCAGGACTTGGTGATAAAGCCCGCGAAAGGATGCGTGAGCAACTCAGCATTGAACGCGAATTTCTGGAGAAGCGAGAGGATTTGCAACGTCGGTATCAGAGCGGAGATATTCGTAGCCAAGAGGATTATAACCGTTATAACCAGGAACTGGACAAAGCGCTTGCTGAGCGACTCGATAAATACCGTTCTCATTATGACCAACTGGATGAGTTACAGGGAAACTGGCTGGCAGGGGCTCAGAATGGTCTGGCTAACTGGGTAGACACTTCCAGCGATTATTACACTCAGGTATCAGATTTAGTCGGTAACACCCTTGATGGCTTGGTGGATAACATGGCTGATGCCCTCAGTGGTAATAAAGCTGACTGGGCAAGTTGGGCGAACAGTGTGTTGAATGAGCTGCAGAAAGTCTTGCTCAGGGCAATTATGGTCAACACGCTTAAATCTGCTGGTGATAGCGGTTGGTTTGGTTCACTTGGTGGGATGTTTGGTAGTTCAGTGGCTGGCGCAGCATCCGCTGGCGGTGCAACACCGTCCGGAGCTTATACAGGTGCGGCATCTCAATTGAAATTCGCCAAGGGTGGTGTAATGGATTCGCCTGATCTTAGTCGTTTCCGTAATGGCGTCGTGAACAGTCCGACGATGTTTGCTTTCGCCAAAGGTGCGGGGCTCATGGGAGAAGCTGGTCCTGAAGCTATTATGCCCCTTACGCGTACTGCTGACGGTAACCTCGGTGTTCGTATGGTGGATGACACGGTTTCTTCTGTTGGCGGTGGCGGGGCTCAGCTCCAGCAAACTATTCAGCAGCATTTCTCTATTTCCGGTAACGGAGATGCCGCACTGAAGCAGGCTATGCAGGAAGCTGCACGACAGGGTGCTAATGATGGTGCAAAACAGGCGCGTCAGGATTTGCTTCAGGATTTCTCTAATAGAGGTCAGGCAAGGCGATTGCTTGGCGTGTAACCATTATTAATATTCATTAAGCCGAAAGGCGGGAGACAGCTATGGATTTAGAACAACAAGTTTATGCGCTGGAGTTCAGGGTTGAATTTCCGGAAAAAAAAGGAATGGGTTTTACGATGAGCAAGGACTTGTCCATGGTATTCATACAGAATATTGGCAGCAATGTGTCGGTGATAATTGGTTCAAGAACTTTGGCTAACATTCCATACAGTGAAGAGTTAACAACTGATTTTACACTGGAAGGGTACAATCAGCGGGCAAAAGAACATGCTCAAAATGTTGTTGCGAAGATTATTGAAGCGGCCACAAATCAGGCCGCGAATGGTTTTTATACCTTAAAATTAGGGATTAAGACTGATGCAGTCCTTTGAGATTGCCAACCCATTGCTGAATCGATGGGGAATCAATCTGTGATAACTCCTTAATGATTTGCTGGCGACCCTCATTGTCTAATTTCAAAGCTACGCTAAGAAGGATCATTTTAATATCATTTAATTCATCAGCGACTTCATTCAGGCTTTCTTTTTTTGAATTAAATTGAACTTTTGCACTTATTTCGTCCATATAACTCCCTTATCCAGAGGTAATCAGCCATCCCTCCTTTTATGAGTGCGCCAGTGTCCCACCACTGACGGGCTGAGTAACAACCATAACCAGGTATGTAAATCAGTAACATCCTGACAAATGATCAGTAGCGCCGCCGTGCGCAGAGTAATGCAGGAGAATCTATGGCTGCACTCGAATGGCCGGAAGATGTCTGTCCCGCGTCGCTGACCTGGCGACCAGAAAGTAATACCAAAACCTTTCGCTCTCCCTTCAATGGCTCATCGCAGACAACTCGCTTCCCCGGCACCCGCTGGGTATGTTCCCTGACCTTTAATAACCTGACGGATGAAAAATCCAGACGTATTGATGCTCTGGTGGCTTCGCTTGATGGTGAGTATGGCAGGGTAAAAGTCCGTGACTGGGGGCGAAGTGGCAGAGCGCCAGCTGGCGTGCCTGTTGTTGATGGCGCTAATCAGACAGGGTTTCAGCTTCAGAGTAAGGGCTGGACGCCGGGAACAGTGGTGCTCAGACAGGGCGATTATTTCACTGTTAACGATGAACTGAAGATGGTTACAGCCGACGTGACGAGCGCGGCGAACGGTACCGCAATGATTGCCTTTGCGCCGATGTTACGTAGCTCACCACCTGCTAATACTGCTATTGAAGTTGCGAAACCCTACGGCATTTTCAAACTGAAGGATAACCAGCAGGGCACCGGTAACCGTGTGCCGGGTGTTTTTACCAGTTATACCCTGGAGCTTGAGGAGGCATTTTAATGCTGTATTCCCCCTTTTCGGATTCGATGGTGGACTGGTTATCCCGCGACAGGGTGACGGTCGCGATCGCCGCCAATATTCAGTTTGAGTCCGGCACCGTCTATGTGCATTCCGGTACCGGAACACTGGTTCTTGGTGGTCATGTCTATTACGGCATGGGGCGCATGGGGTCTGTTGATGATGCCAGTGAGACCAGCACGACCAGCCCGACGCAGGTCAAAATGACCCTTTCAGGTCTGGATATGGCCCTCTTTGCCACTACGCTGAATGAGCGATGCGTGGGCAGAAATGCCGAAATCTATCTGGTGGCCATGGATGATAACGGTGTTGTCCAGGTTGCCGATCTCCTGTTTAAAGGGCGGGTATCCAGTACGGGAGCGACCGCTGGCGGGACGAACGCCCTGCAGTACACCATCAGTAATATTTTTGAAGACTGGCAGCGTCCTTTCCCCGATCGCTATACCGATGAATCGCAGCAGGCTGCTTATCCCGGCGACCGCATATTCCGGTATGTGGCGCAGATGTCTGAACGTTCGATTTACTGGGGCAGTAAAAAAGATGCACCAGGATTTACCTATAAGTGAGGAAGCATGAAGCATCCGGACTGGCATAACAGATTAATTACCGTAATAAGGGCCGCTGAAAAGCGGCCTTTTTTATGGGGCAGTCATGACTGCTGCCTGTTCGCGGCGGACTGTGCTCAGGCCATGTGCGGCGAGGATTTTGCGACAGGCTGGCGCGGAACCTACGACAGTGAGCATGGGGCGAAAAAGGCGATATTGCGAGGAGGCGGTTCGCTTGAAAAGGTGCTGTCACGGTATCTCGATGAAGTGCCGGTGAATCTGGCGCAGCGCGGGGATATTGCCGTTGTTGAAAATGCCGGGGCGCGGTGTGCTGGGGTGGTGTATTCCGGCGTTGTGTGGGTGCCTGGCGAAACTGGTCTTGTCAGTCTGCGGGTTAAACCGTTGAGTGTCTGGAGGGTACGTTAATGCCTGCTGCTGTTCCTATAGTTGCCACCATTGCCGCAGGTGTGGCAGCGGCAAATGAAATGTATGCCATTGCGATGGTTATCACCGTCGCCGCTCAAATTGCCACCCAGGCGCTGACCAAGACCCCGTCGCTGAATTCCTACCGTGATACGTCTGAACGCAAACAGGTTCTGCGTGCAGCGGCCAGCGCCAAAACCGTTGTTTATGGTCGCTCAACGTCGGCGGGCACTTTGTTCTTTTCCGAAGAGCAGGCTGGCGAACAGGATGATGGCGAAATGCTGCATCTGGCTATTGCCCTGGCGGGACACCCGTTATCCGGCGTTCAGACTGTCTGGCTGGGTGATGAGCCGATCAGTAGCTATCCTGAGCATGCCTTTTTCGAGCTACACACCAACCGCCAGACGGCGGACCCTTACATGCTGGAAAACTGCCCGTCATGGAAAGAAGACATGATCGGGAAAGGGATCACCTGGCTGCGCGTATCCATGAAGTTCAACGCTGAAAAATTCCCGGCAGGTATCCCTAACATCAAGGTAGAAAAACAGGGGCGTGCCGTTTATGACCCGCGTACCGGGTTGACGGGTTACAGCAACAATGCGGCGCTGGTTATCCTGGACTATTACCGCAATTACCTGAAAGTGCCCGACACCGATATTCTCTGGGACCAGTTTAAGGACGCGGCGAATATCTGTGATGAGGATGTGATTACTGGCGGTAATACTGTTGAGAAGCGCTATACCATCAACGGTGAATTCGATCTCAGTGAAAACAAGGTCAGTATTCTGGAAGGAATGCTAGCAGCATGCGCCGGGGATGTAACGTATACCGCGGGCAAACATGGCCTTCTGGTCGGGGCTTATTATGGTCCTGCGACAGAGGTGATCACTGAGAGCCAGCTGGCCGGTGATATCGAAATCATGCCGGAAGTATCTCAGGCGGAACGTGTTAACACTATCAAGGGGACATTTGTCGATCCGCAGCAGGGCTATACCGAAGCGGATTTCCCTTCTGTGTCTGTCAGTGAATGGGTGACGGAAGACGGCGTGGAAATATCGCAGGATATGAAGCTGCGATTTGTGACCTCTGAATTTCAGGCCCAGCGTCTGGCAGACGTGAAGTTAAAGCGCACCCGCATCGCCAGAACCATGAACGTTACGTTAAACCTGAGCGGGTACCGTTACCGCCCGGGAATGTATGTGAAGGTGAATTTCCCGTCTATCGGTATCGTGAATGTTGAGATGCGGGTAACTGACTGGAAGTTCGGCGTTCAGAATGGCGTACAACTGACGCTGAAGCAGGAAACCGCAGATGTCTGGGGCGACGCTGTTGGTAAACCGATTGAGCGGCCGCCGTTCACCCAGTTGCCATCAGGCGGAGTGGCGCAGCCGCAGAATCTGAAATACACCGTGGAAGAAATTGGCCAGGTCGTGCAGGGCATTCTGTCCTGGCAAAACATCGGCCAGGTGGTCTACAACAAAGTGGTCATTCGCCGCAATGGTCAGATGGTGATGTCAGTCCAGGTTCCGGGGACGTTCACGCGTCTTACCGGGTTACCGAAAGATACCTACACAGCCCACGTTATTGCCGTAAACCAGATGGGGGCAGAATCGCCAGAAGGGTATCTGGAATTCAGCATTGAAGCCCCGCCAGCACCTTCCCATGTTGATATTGAGCAGGGATTCTTTGCCGTCACGCTGATCCCGCGTCTGGCGGCGATCACTAATGTTTCCACGCAGTTTGATTTCTGGACGTCAGGTGAAACGAAACTACCTGATACCTCAACAGCGACCGTGGAAGGGAATGCCAGCCGGGAGGGGATGGGAACAACCTGGACAAGCAATCAGCTACAGGTTGGACATACCTATTACTGGTACATCAGAACGGTTAACGCCTTTGGCGCCTCCGGCTTTATCGAAGTACCGGCGCTCTGCTCCATGGATACTGGCGGTCTTATTGACATCATTGATGACCAGATTCAGAACTCTGATGCGTTCCAGAATATTAAGTCCGGTGTTGATACGAATCTGGAAGGCATTATGGAAAATGCGCTGGCAAACCACGGAACCGTTGAACATCAGTGGGTGCAGTACGGTGAGGTTCGCGCGGACATATTGATTGTGAAAACAACAGTCGCAACCGCAGAGCAGGGGCTTGCTGATTTATCCACCTATGTACAGGCTCAAATAGGACCGGAAGGAAGCCTGACTTCTGCGGTCAACCAGAAAATGACGGCTGAAGTAAAAAGTGACGGAACAGCCAAAGCCTCTTACACCCTGAATATGGGCATTGTGCGAGACGGTGTTAAATACAATACCGGATTTGGCATGTCTATTGAGCCATCAGGAAACAGCTATAAATCCACAGTTGTATTTGCCGCCGATCAGTTCGGTATTTACTCCGGTAACAATCCAGGTAACTGGCAGGCTGCATTTTTTGTCTATAACGGGCAGGTATTTATTCGCAGCGCATTAATTCAGGAAGCATCCATCGATTTTGCGAAAATTACCGACTCACTTCAGTCTGCGAACTTCGTCCCCGGTGGTGGTGGGCGTGGATGGAATTTACCGAAATCTGGTAGCCCAGAATTCCATGGAAAACTCTATGCCGACAGTGGTGAGTTTGCATTTAACGGAGTGAATAACGTTACTCGCATTGACGGAAACGGGATCACTGTAAATCTCTCGGGAGGTGGTCGCGTTGTTGTTGGACGCTGGACATAAGGTGAACTATGCCTGAAGGAATTCTGATCGACTACAATGATGGACGCCCGGCAATGGCAATTACTGCAGGGCTGCGTGCCCCAAGTTTTTGCACATCCTTCTCGGGCTGGTCATCCCAGTCAATGCAGTACCCGGTCAATACGCCACTTGTTCCCGGCTCACTGGCTATCGTGGTACCCACCAATCCCATTTACATCTATTCCTTCGCTGAATTTGATGTGGCCATTATGACCAGCGTCACCCGAAACGGTGATTCAGGAGTGATTATCGGTGCTGAGACAATCGGCGGAAAAAGCCTTATCCCTGACTGGTCAGGCTACGTCATGGAGCTACTGCCCGCGGCGACTTATAACGAAGGGCTGTTTATTTCAAACTCGACTGACTTCACTGCGATATCCAACCAGGCCGCGCTGATGACCTGCGCTTTTTCCGGGCGCATTACGGTTAGTGGCAGTGCGCCGCTTCCGGTGAGCGGTATTCCTTTTGGGAAATGGGATAACCCGAATGTGTCGGTGGGGTTTGACGGCGGCAACATCATCGTGCGCGATATTTCCTACACAGGGCGTGATGACTTAGAAGGCACAGCGACGATTGACCTGGTGATATTCAACCAGACGGCTCCTGTCGGTGGCGACGGTATCACAATGACCAACGCCGCAGGCCAGGTCACGTTCTCCACGCTGAAACGCCCGTTTGTCTATGACCGCCAAATTCAGATTACTGACGCCTTTCAGGATATTGGCGGTGGATTCTGCCAGATAGTCTATACCGGCGTTCAGGTACGAATGATTGGTGGATGGGGAAATATCAGAACCAAAGGCGTGGTCATGTCAGGCGGTAGCGTCAGGTCAGCCTACAACAAAGTATTTGCGGACCGTAACTCCGGTTCATGGGATATGACCCGAAACAGAAATATCGCCATGCCCATTCTTATTCTTCCGAACATGTATTAAGGAATCACCATGTCAGCAGGTGTTATTCAGTTAACTCATAACTCGGCAACAGTTCTTGGCTATCAGGCCTCTTTTAGTACGACGCTTCAGCCTGGTGACTTTGTCGTTTCTGTGGTGGGCGGCATAGCCTACACCCTTCCGGTAAAATCCATCGAAAGCAATGATTCGCTGACACTGGTCAGTGCCTTTACTGGTCCGACAGCAAATAACCTGGCCTGGGATGCAGTTTCCCGTGTGGCGCTGAATATGGTTACTGCCGCGCTTGTGGCTCAGAGCGCAGAAGCGCTTCGAGGCCTGAACTACGACAAGCAAAACTGGCAGCAGTTTTTCACCGCTGACGGTGATGTAACGATCACTCTGCCTGACACCAGTCAGACGACAGGTCCATCAGCGAAAAAGTTGATCAATAGTGTGGTCAATAAAGCAGATAAGATTAATGGTGTTGTTCCGAAAGAGCAGGGCGGTACCGGACTTTCTCAACCATTTGGCGATAAAGCGGGACAATTTTGCCAGGGCGATGACTCCCGGCTCAATTCTGTTAATGGAAAGTCTGGGGGAAAAATAACATCAACGATATCAGTGATCGGAGAAAATAAGGCAGTAAAAGAGACAGCTTCTGAACCCGTTAATGGTGTGACGATTAACGGCGCGTCGGTTCTTTCCGTGCATAATATTGCCGGGGTTGACCGGGCTGTAGCGAGCATTGAGGCGCGATACCAGTGGGGGCAACCCGTCTCCGACGCATATATCAATTGCGGATTGCTCTCTGCGCAAGGAGGATGGGTCTCAGGATCATCGTATCGATTTAGTGGCAGTGGAGATGCGACCGCCCCTGGCTCCTGGGTCAATGGCGCCTCAGACGTACGCGTTAAGCTTAATGTGAAGCCCATTGAAAACCCCAAATCGACCATGCGTAAGATAACGGCGGCGACCTGGAATCTTGACATTAAGGGGCAGGAAGGCAGATTCGGCATTGGTGTTCTTGCCAACGGTCTTTATGATGATTACCCGGAAGCATCAATAAATGTAGGCGATAAAGAATTGTCTGACGGCACGATTATAAGTGATGTTCTTTCTGTGCAGGCTGGTGATTCTGGGGTACTGGCTGCGGTTCATCATGCAACGATACTTGAGTTGATGGATGACGTGGATGAGCTTAAAAAAATAATTTTATCTTTAAAGTCAAAATAGCAATTATCAGCCACATTGAGGCTATCAATTTAAACATTGAAGAAACAAATTACTTAACTTCAGGCCAGAAGAGTGTGATGCCTTTCTTGTGATATGAATTGCCGCAACCACACCGTATGCAAGAGCATGATTGCGGCCGACTGGCGAACGTTCGATAGTACGAGTATTGAATGATTGCCAGTCACGGTGGATTGTACTTAAGCAATATTACGGTTCAAGGCGTTTAATCTGAAACCAGCCACATATCAGCCTCTTCAAACATTTCCTGAACAGTACGGCTTATCTGTTCCTTCTCGTGCTTGCTGGCGTCAGTGTTGATCGCTGGCAATGTCATCATCGGTTTAACCCGGACATCAGCGTCGGGGAAAATCCGGTGAACCCTCTTAGTCAACTCGCCCAGAATGATATCTTTTGCACCGGGCAGACCATCAAAATTCCTTTTGTCATAAACGAGTTCCACGAACATTGCTTATTGCTCCTTTACTGTATGGATATACAGTATTTATACTGTGTTTTTATTCGGTATTCAAGAGAGGGCGTAAACATGGGCTTTCCTTCACCTGCGGCAGATTATGTTGAAACACGAATCTCCCTCGATCAGCAGCTAATCAGCCAGCCAGCAGCGACTTATTTCATGCGGGCATCGCGTTCACATTTCAGGGAAGGAATACTTCAGGGGGCGTTGCTTGTTGTGGATGCGTCACTTACTGCCTGTGATGGCTCACTGCTGGTATGTGCAATAGACGGGGAGTTCAGGATTAAGCAATATCGAACTCATCCCCAACCCCACCTCGTTAATCTGGAGAACGGGAGAAGGGAAGCGCTGCCAGTAGATGATGACGCTTACAGTTCTGCACCCGCTATATTCGGGGTGATTACGTACATCATTAATGATGCCAGGAATGGAGAGTTCGACGATTGCCCAGTTATGTAAGGAAAAAAGCCCGTTTATACGGGCTTTCGCTTAGTCATTTTTTCTGGACTTTTGCAATTGTTCAAGCCTTACATGAAGTGATTTAGGGAATAGCTCTGTGTAAACTTGCCACAGTACATTCAGTGATCTGTGGCCAGTAACTTGGGCCACTTCCTCTATACTGAATCCAGCTTCAAAAAGTCTGCTGGCGCCTTCCCTTCTAAGGTCATGATATCTTAGATCCTCAATTCCAAGAGCACTTCTTACCCTTTGGAATCCTGACGTTACGGAACTGCTTATATAAGGGAATATTAGCTCTGACTTACGCGGCTGGCGCTGGACAATATCCCAGGCTTCTCCGAGTAAAGCGACATTCATGTGGTTCCCTTCTTTTTTACGTGGATCCTTCCTGTCTCTCACCAGCACTGATTTTTGTTTTTCATCGATATCATCCCATCGCAAACGGCAAACCTCGCCAATGCGCATGCACGATAAAACAGAAAACATCAGAATATCGACGAATGGGATTTTTGATCCCCGCCTTTGAGAACGTTGTTTCAGGCCTTCGATCAGCATGTTTAGTTCTTCAGATGCTGGTCGACGACTGCGTCGATTTGATTTTCCAATTAGCCCCAATTTGAGGAGGTGAGGGCGTGCCTCTTTTGCCGGATTGCTAGTATAGTTAATGCCATACACTGGTTTTGCACAATCAAGCACGCTTCCAAGATAGCTGACGTCATGGCTTACGGTCGCTGGCCCGGCTCCTGCATTATTTCGCAATCGACAGTGCTCTATGACGTCATTTGCGGTTAAAGACAGCAGGGGGATAGCTGCAATGTCGCAGTCAACGAGCATATTAAGAACATAGCTTTTTGTTCGTCCCGCTTTGCCACCAGCGTTTGGATCATTGATGTATTTTTGCAACAAATCACGGACTGTTATTCCGGTTGCATCATTAGATGATGGGAGACCATAAAGATCCAGTTCCATAACCCTCTGGGATCCCCATGTTTTAGCATGCGCCTGTTTTGGGAAGGTTTTACTTTCTCTGAATGTGATAACGCCTTTTTCCTTAATAAGCACGGTACAGCGGTAGCGTGGAGTGCCATCAGATTTTAGTCGTTTCTCTATGTTATAGTATGCCATTACTCTGTCTCGTCATTTCAGGTTCCCATACGTATGGGGGCCTGAGTGGGAACCTGATAAGAGAAAAATATACTTAAATGTCAAAAAATGCACGGTAATCTTAAAATGATAAAAACCAGCCAAACCAGCGCAATGCCTGAAAATACTGACAATCACTGGAATGGTCGGTTTAGTGTTGCTCCTATGCTCGACTGGACGGACAGACATTGCCGCTACTTTTTGCGCTTACTGTCCCGCCAGACGCTGCTGTATACGGAGATGGTGACTACCGGCGCGATCATTCATGGTAAAGGCGATTATCTGGCGTATAGCGAAGAAGAACATCCGGTCGCGTTGCAACTGGGCGGGAGCGATCCGGCTGCGCTGGCGCAGTGTGCGAAGCTCGCTGAACAGCGGGGCTATGACGAAATTAACCTCAACGTGGGTTGTCCTTCCGACCGCGTACAGAATGGCATGTTTGGCGCCTGTCTGATGGGGAATGCGCAACTGGTCGCCGATTGCGTCAAGGCGATGCGCGATGTGGTGTCGATTCCGGTGACGGTGAAGACCCGAATCGGCATTGATGATCAGGACAGCTACGAATTCCTGTGCGATTTCATCAACACGGTATCTGGCAACGGCGAATGCGAGATGTTCATCATTCACGCCCGCAAGGCCTGGCTGTCCGGGTTAAGCCCGAAAGAAAACCGCGAGATCCCTCCGCTGGATTATGACCGTGTTTATCAGTTAAAGCGTGATTTCCCGCATTTGACGATGTCGATCAACGGCGGTATTAAATCGCTGGAAGAAGCGAAAAAGCATCTGCAACATATGGATGGCGTGATGGTGGGGCGTGAAGCCTATCAAAATCCTGGAATTCTGGCGTCAGTCGATCGCGAAATTTTTGCTGCCGCTACTCATGATGCCGATCCGGTCGCCGTGGTGCGTGCCATGTACCCATATATTGAGCGTGAACTGAGTCAGGGTACTTATCTGGGGCATGTGACGCGCCATATGCTGGGACTGTTTCAGGGAATCCCCGGCGCACGTCAGTGGCGTCGTTACCTGAGTGAGAACGCGCATAAAGCCGGAGCCGATATTAACGTCCTGGAACATGCTTTGAAGCTGGTGGCCGATAAGCGTTAGTTTCTCACTAAAAGTTAGTTAATTTCACCACACCCTGTGAGTTGTCACAGGGTTTTTTGTTTTATAAATCAGTGGATTAACTTTGGCATGTTTCTTGTAAAGGAATGGAGAGTATTTTATTTCGGGAGAGAGTCATGCTGGAACTACTTTTTGTGATTGGATTTTTTATCATGCTGATGGTCACCGGCGTCTCGTTGCTGGGGGTGCTGGCCGCGCTGGTGGTAGCCACCGTCGTCATGTTTTTGGGCGGGCTATTTGCCTTGATGATTAAACTGTTGCCCTGGCTGTTACTGGCCGTTGCCGTGGTGTGGGTGATCAAGGCGATAAAAGCGCCAAAAGTCCCACAGTATCAGCGCAATAACCGCCGATTTTACTAAGGTATTGAGTGGTCCGTCACAACCTGAAACATTGCCTTTAGAACCAAATAGGAATTGATTATCAAATCTGTCACTATTGCCTGGTTAACGAATTCATCGAGCTGTACCCTACATACAGCCGAACTAAAAAAAAGAAAGGGCTTCCTGCGGGAAGCCCTAATTCT